CATCTGTAAAGGTCTTGCTGCTGCAGAGTCTGTTGCTCTTCTTTTTGCCTTACGGGTTCTCAAGGCCATAGCACTTAGTACTATTTTTCTTCCTGTCTTAGAACCTTTGCCTTTACTTTTAGTCTTAGTGCTCATCTTAACTGATTTAGCACTAACCTTTACATTCTTTTTTCCTTTAAACTTATCAGTAACTAAGGCTGCTGTTTTATCCTTCAATGAAGGAGATCCCTTCATATTTAGCATGTCAGGAGTTAAGCTGCCTATAAACTTCCTGTAAACAGCTTTTACGGCTTTTTCTTCTTTGGAGTCTGCTATATTATCTTGACCTGTTTGAAAAGCAATTACAGAAACGTAATTTGCATTAAGCTTGCCTTTCTTTGTAACTATATTATGCCCCTCTGTAATAAGTCGTTTTATCTCTCGATGAGATACTGAATCCAGTTCTCCTTTCCTAAAAGACCCTTCTATATTATAAAGCAGTAGTTTTTTTGTAGCATCATCTAACCCTGCAACAGACCTGGCTACCTGTACCTGAGAAACTGCATTACCTCTAGCTCCGTGCCCTTTATGCAAGTTTTGTGATATATCGTTCTCAGCACTAGCTTCTATAGCTCCTGATTGTACTAGAGTTTTTATCATTGTTTTTTTAATCGTGCTTATAGACCTAGAAAAACTACTAACAATAAACATATCTTTGTTCAGTGTATAAGGAAGACGTATTTCAGGCAGCTTAGAAACAACTGCATTATATCTTCTAGTATTACGTTTTTTAAAATTCTCTTGTAGCTTTCTTGCGTGTGCTTGGGCTTCTTTAAGTGCTAGAGCTAAGTCTCCCTTGCTGGGCGTGCTTCCTGTAGATGCTTGTATAACTTTTTGTAGCTCTTCGGTATCTGCAAGTATTAATAACTGCCCTCTTTGCCTTGATACAGCTTTACGCGCTTCTGCGTCCAGCTTCTTTAACAAAGGGTTTGTAAACTTTTTATCAAAAGACTGCTTGCTCATTAAAAGTTCTTATATAGATCCAAGACTCTTTTAATATGGTCTGGGAACGCTACGTTATTACGTTGGCTAGAAGAAGACTGATTCTGTATGCTTGCTCCTTGCATAGTTTGACGAGCTTTATGCTCATCTTTAATGTAGTATGTAAGTAAGTCAATTACAGCTAGTTGTAAGTCTGGAGGACATACTAAGTAGCCTGCTTTATAAACAACTTCTACAGCACCAGGGCCTGTTGGGAAAGGTAAGTATCCGTTAGAGCCGTTAGATCTAAATATACTATCGGTATCTGAATCTAAGTAGTAGTCTTTATTAGCAACAAGTGTCTTATAGTCAGACGCGATACCTATACGCTCTTTCACAGATATAATAGTGTTTACAGGGCTTTCAGTTAGCTGAATAGAAGTAGTTTTATAATTATTATTAAAGTACTCTGTTTTGTTTGTAGCAAAGTAGTCTACAAAAGTGTTATTACAATAAGTTTTTACTAATTGACTCACGGCATTTATTAACGAAATAATACGGGCATCTTCCTTAGTACTTTGTATACCTTCGGATGCTTTGTATTCGTCTATTGTTATTAAATTTGCCATAAGATTATAAGTCCATTAGTAAAAACTCGGGGGCGAACCCCCAAGTTTTATTACTCTTCTACAATTAAGATGCAGCGTATTCGATACGAACTGAAGGAAGGTTGCCTACGGCACCAGCATACAATTCGGTGAATCCGAGTGACTGAGCAGCTACAATAGCAGTACGCTGATTTGCAGTCTCATACTCACTTTCAATACCAACACCTTTCAGACGTGGTACAACGTAGTTGTGAACGTTAACTGCGATAGCAGCAGTCTTGTTCGCAGCACGTGCAAAGTGATCAGAGATAACAACAGGAGAACCGTAAACAGAACCCATGGTACCTTGTACTTTAGCAGCTAGATCAGAACCAACTTCACTAACATCAGCGAAAGCAGGATCATTTACTAGGTTGTAGTACTCTTCAGTGTTAACGATGTAAGCAACGTCAGCAGGATTGATACCATACTTACCCATCTCACCACGTGCAGACATAAGCATAGCAGCAGTAAGGTTCGCAGAACCGTTAACAGCTAAGTCAGTTACAGAAGCAGAATCACCGGCGAAGAAAGAACCAGATCCATCAGTACCTGCAGCGCCACACAGACCTACGATTGAAGCATTACCAATAGTGAAAGCGCCATCAATTGCACGAGCGTGAGCACGAGCTAGAGCAGACAAGATCATTGGCAAGATAGTTACAACAACTTGCTCGTCAGTATCAGCACCGATATAGGTACCAGAGATAAGACGCTTAGCGAGTGCAGTTACTTCACGCAATTCAAACTCGTTAGCAGCTACTTGGGTACGGTTTTCTAAGATACCGTCGCCAATGCCACCGGCAGAGAAGGTTGCAAGGTTAGTGTCATCCATCAAAGGAAGTACAGTTGCGCCAGAATTAACATTCATTTCTTTAAACAACTGAGCTACACGTTGGTTAAGACGAACTTCTTCTTCAAAAGTAGTTGAAACGATAGTATCTAAAGTACCAGCGTTAGTGTCGAACTGAACACCAGCTTTTTGAGCCAGATCCTGTGCGAAGTTAGTGTTCCAGCCTTTACCAGTGATTTTACCAAGTACAGAAGCATGGAGAAATTCCTTGCCAAACTTAGTTAGATCGCCGCCGCGGTTGCTGAAGCTTTTCTTGCTATTTTGCATAGCTTCGATTTCGACAGACTTCTCGTCGAGGTCAGCTTTATGCTGTGCTAGAATACCAGCGATGTCTGCGTCTTTAGCAGCCATTTTGGTTTCCATGTCAGCCATAAGAGCTTCAACGCCAGACTGAATACCAGTCTTAACCTTGATGTTTTGTGCTTCGATAAAAGAAGCTTGTGTTTCAGCTTCGGCTTTCTCAGCTGCTTTTTGCTCGGCTTGCTTCATTGCGATTTTAGCAGCTGTATCTTCAGCTACCTTCTTTGCAAAAGCTTCCAAGTCGATGTTTTGATTGTCCATTTTGATCTCCTGATCTGCGGAAATAAGTTCCGCGCTTTTCGGTGTGTGGTCACTAGCTATATTTGAAGAAGTATCTTCGTCCTTAGCCAGAGACTGACCGGCTAGATCTACACGATTAGTGAAAGTTTTTTTGAATTCTTCGTATTCCTCAGTGGAATCAAAAGACTTCGCGAGCGAAAAAGTAGCTGCTTGATTACACGGTACCGATACAACAGATACCTCAAATAACTCAGCGTCCTTAATCATTAGTCCATCGGTTTCTTTTATATAGTCAGCGTCCTTGACTCTGAAACCGACAGAAAAGGCTCCAAGAACACCGTCTTTAACAAGTTCAGCAACATTGCCTGGGGCATTTTTACTGATCTTACATTCTAACTCTAGGCCATTAGGTCCTGCTTTCATACCTGTGGCTCTACCAATTGGTCTATCATAGTCATGATTAAATAGAATAATTGGATTTTTTTCAAAATTCTGTAATCCACCTTTCTGCCAAGCTTCTGCTGAAATAGTATCACCCGCGCGATCGAAGTCAGCTGTACTTGCCATTCCACGGATCATGACACTGCCATCATCCCCTTCGTGGGCTTTAAAAGTAGACGTAAGATTAAAGATTTTATTCATCTTCTTTCTCCACTTTAACTGCAACCTTGGGTGCAGGCTTGACCGCTGCCTTAGGTGCAGGCTTTGGTGCTTGAACCGTCGGCTTTTCAGCTTCAGGCTTTTTCGTAGGAGTTACCTTACTATATTGCTCAAGGTTGCCCCAAAATGCGCTTTGTTTAATCATAGTCATTAAACCAGCATACCCACCAAATATGTACTTAATAGTAGATCCTGTTACAGGCTGTCTATTGCCTAGGCTAACATACTCAGATTCGGTGTGTACTTTCTTTTCTTGAGCATAAAAAGCTGCTACCAGCTTGACTGCTTTTAATCTTTTTACTTTATTACTCATCTTCAGTCTCCTCAACTGGTCTGCCACCCTCGTCGGGGTTAGCTGCAGATCCTGCTATATTTGCAGGTATTCTAATTTCTTGTGTTCCTTCGATCTCTGGAAAGCCTAAACGCTCACGAGCTTCAGCAGCAGTAATAATTCCGCCATTTACTAGAGAAGTGTAATATGCTGATGCATCTCGTAGCTCAGGCGCGAGAGCTGGAATATCGGTAATGTCTTCAACACAGTGGAAACCATAAAATCGAGTCATTGCAAAATTAATTTTTCGAACGATAGGAAGTATAGTCTCCAAATAATATAATCGTAAATTTGGGCGAATGTTAGCATTATTACCAGAATCCAAAAGGATTGGAGGGATCCCGAGTGCCTTTAAAATAACCTTTTCATTTTCTAAGATTGCACTTTGGAAATCCAAATCTTTAAAACTTACGTTTGAAATAGAGTCTACTTCAATACCACCGTCTAAGATTAAAGGACGTCGACCACCTGCATCAGGTCTATAGCGTTGTTGCCAAGCTAAGATCATACGGTCTTTAATTTTGTCAGAAAGTGTGTTTGGCGATTTGAGTACAAGGCCGGGAACAGCACCGTTCTTAAAGAAGTTATCCTGAAATTTACGCATAGAAGAAATAAGATTCATTGTGCGTGCTGCAGGACTAAGGCGCGGAACTCCTCGATAGATAGAGTGGAAAGAGTTATCTTTAATATGTATAATCTCGTCAACAGTAAAGTCTACGTCTACTAGGCTATAGTGGCTGACATACGTTTTTTCATCTGCGTGAACAATAACATTGCTTGCAGGAAGATGGTACATATGAGCACCATCGTAGTAGATAAAGATGTTACCGTCAATAATAAAGTCTGTAACAAGGTTTCTGCGGAAGGTGTTAATATCTTGATAAGGATTAGGTTCACGATTTAAAAGTGTCTCTACCTTACTACGCTTTATACCTTTAATCACGCCTTTAGTATTAGTATGAGGTTTGACAATAGTAGGAATCTCTGCAACATCATCTACAATCATATTTACACCGCGATTAACAATTTCTAGCTGCTCATAAGCTCTTTCATAGCTTAGAGTGTCTTCACGGGAGCCTTCCTTATTGCCAACGTCATGAAACTGAGCTGGGTTTAGCTTTTCGGTTCTTCCTAAGATATTGTTATACCAAGCCATGTTTTTCTCTTTGAATCTCTACCCAGCGCATCTGTTTCTTTGCAGTCCCTAGCGCAGGATCTTTACCATAAATTGAGTGAAGTTTTAAATGATGAGTATGACACAATGTTGCTGTATCGTTATAAAGCTCAGCATGGTGCTCTTCTATAAAATCATCCCGAAGCGACTGTATGTACTCAGGGTTATGTTTGTTCTTTAGTAACCATTGATTTAGTAGTGGCGTTAAACTATAAAAGTGGTGAAAGTCTAACTGCTCAGACTCACCACAAATCTCGCAAGAGGAACCTTTCGCATACTTAGACTTTGCCTTGTCGCGTACATACTTTACATAGTCACGTTTTAACTTAGGCATTTCTTTTGGGTTCCTGATTTTTCATTAGAAGAATTATATCTAGTTTAAGGTATATTGTCAACCACTATTTTTAACTAGGTGTCGCTAGAAGGATATATTTGCAGTTTGAAATGAATATAATCCATAACGAAGAGCATCTGCCATATGCGAAGCCATATTGTGCCTTGGTTTTTCTCTTGCAAGATTAGGGTTAGGATCCCACTGATAAGAGTCTAGGCATATAAGGGATTGCTTACATTGTTGATCAACAAATAATTTATTGTTATCAACAACTGCGGAAACATGCCCTATACCGTCTAGCACTGATTTTTTTGCATTGATAGTAGATATATCATAATTCTGCGCTAGATCAAAACGAGTCTGCTGTGCTGCAGAGTCAATGTATATATAGTCAATATCCCATCTTTCTATAAGTTTTTGTATTTCTATCGCATGTTGCTCTGTAGTACGTTCGTTATTAAAATATTCATCTAGTAAATAGAATTTATCTTCGTCCCAATCATAGGCAATTACACACAGTGCAGTAGGATCTTTGAAACCTACGTCCAACCCCGCGAACACGTCCATCTTACTAGTATCAAACTGAGACAAGTCTTTGACTTGGCTCTCAAAATCGAACTTCCAAATCTGTCCTTCATAAGTATTAAAGTCAGCTTCATACTCTTGTTTAAATTCCGCTTCAGACATAGACTTACGTGCTTCTGAAATATCTGACTCAGACATACGAGGGTTATCACGGTAAGTTGCTCTTATGGATGCCCACTCTGGAAAATCATCTGAGAATCCTCTATAGAAGAACTCCGAGAACCAGTTGTTGCGACCCCGTGGCGTGGAGATAAAGATAGCTTTAGAATTAGGCTTGTCTAGGGTAGGTCGAAGGGCAACGTTGAAGGCATCCTTGCCGTCAGCGAGTGCGGCCTCATCAAAGATGATAAGGTCATAAGATCTACCTACACAAGAATCGACCTGATTAACAGAGCCCATTCTTACAGTAGATCCATTAGAGATTTCAATAACTTTGTCCTTGGCGTTATCTTTTGTAACTTCTAAGTCAAAATGCTTAATAAGATTCCTTTGAAGATCAAAAGAAATCTGAGACAAGGCATAATTAGGAGACATAATAAGGATGTTAGAGCCAGGTACCAAAGACACGAGTTGTCCAATGATGTTGGCTATATATGTCTTGCCCTGCCGCCGAGAAACAGCAGCAGACACAAAACGATACTTTGGGTTATTAATCGCATTGATAATTGCTATCTGCGAAGGTAACGGAGTGACATTCAATAACTCCATATAAGGAGCTATTGGAAGTTTAAGGAATCTTGTCTCAGATCCTATTTCAACTATTTCATCAGAGATAATATCTCTTCTACTTATTTCTACTGCCATATATTAATCTTCTTTTTGTACAATTTGCCACATTCCCCAAGCGAAACCCGCCCAGGCCACTAAGTGTGCTACGCCACCAAATAAAATAACTACTCCACAGACTCCCATAAGAATAAGGGAGTCTTTCTTTTCTTTTATTTTATTCAACATGAGATCCTCTCTTTTTATGTCCGTTCCAAGCTACAAACCCCGCTACACGCAGTGACCAATAAGCTAGGTAGTTAAGTACTTTAAAACCGTTTACTTCGATACAGATATCACGGAAAAGTTCGTCCATATATTTTTGATCACGGTATCCTATATTAGTTCCATCTCTCCTTTGAAGAGTAGCAAACTTGTAACCATAATCATGTACTAAGCCGCCCATTAAGAGTACTCCGACAGGAGACAGGAAAGTTGCAAGGAACTTTGGTACCGATGCTCCATCAAACTCAAAGCCGGCAGGTATTGTATACTTTATGCCTCTTAGCATAAAGTCAAAATCTTCCATAATTTTCCACTTTCGTGAACCGAGTAACCACATTAAAATACCTTTGAAAAATCCTTTATCCTTTGTTGCAATAGGAATGGGAGACATTACAGGCATACGTGCATACTTAAAATCTACTAAACTTTCTAGTTCTTTACTATCAAATTTATTTACAATCCAGCCGCATAGTACTAGTATTATTAGTACTGTCCACTGCCAAAACGTTTCTGCTATATATAGTATAATTTCTAAAGATTCTACCATCATTTTTTACCTCCTACTGCTTCTTTGGCATAAAATGCCGCTACAATTGCGGCTACCGATACAAAGTAAGTAGGTGCCATAGAGCCTAGTGTTTTCTGGGCCTCATCTAAACCTGCGAGACTAGCTAGTACTACTGCAAAGGGGTATAGTAACATTCCTGCAAGTGCGAACCATGCCATGTTGCGTTGGGCATCTCGCATTGCATCTGCATCTTCTAGTTCTTTGCGTTTTGCTTCAAGATACATAGACTGCTCTGCTTCAGAGACTTTCCCGTCGCCGTTTGTGTCTGCCGGATGAAATTCTTTATCTACCATTTTACTTTATTTGCCCAATATGCTGCGGACATAGGCCCTCTAGCTATATTCTTTGCGTGTCTCGCTTTAAAAGACTTACGTTTTGCTTTCATTGCTGCTGATTCACCGGCCTTCGGCTTCCCTGCCGTACTAGCTCCCTGCTGACCGAAACGAATTGTTTTTACTTTACCGCCAGTTCTAGCTACTACAATATGAGACTTCTTAGCATGCCCTGGAGTACGTTTGGGTTTATTATAACCGCTAACGCCTGCCCGTTTTAACCTTGAGTCTTTTTTCTTTGTTTTTCGCTTTGCTGGCATAAAGTTTACTCCTTACTTTTGCTAATTGCGCCTGAGACATCTGCTCCAGCTGCGGTAGCTATATCCGCTACTGCTGTTCCTACTCCTCCGAGAGTTCCGTTAATGATACCCTGAGTGCCGTCAATAGCAGCGTTCATGGTGCCACAGGCTCCAAGTAGTAGTGCAGATACTATAACTAAATATTTCATCTGTTTCTCCGTTCTTTTCTTACCCTAAAAACCGTAGAGTGCTGGTGGTAAGGTGCCCCATCACACCCTGGTTAATAAGTTATTTCTTTTTTGCTCTCTTTCTAGCATTCATATTTGCGTATAATCCTCTACGCTTACTCTTCGTCTTCGTCTTCTTCGCCATAGTCAAGTTCCTCTTTAACACACTCGCAAGGGTCACAATCACAATCTGGACAGTCGCAGATTTGGGGGGAGCTAGGAGAAGTTCCTAATGCATCATACATAGCCTCTTCCTTAGTACCAAACTTTAGCAGGTTACCTTCTTCAGTTCTATAGCACCATCTTCCTCGTTTCTCAAATATTTCAATCATTTCTTTGCCCTTCTTCGTCTATTCGTAGCAGTTCTCTGTCCACGTTTAGGAAGTTTTCTTTTTGGTTTCTTCTTATTCATAATAATCTCCTAGCTTAGCCTATCAAGGCCATTATCATAAAAATTAAAAGGGGTATAAATAGGATTGAAATACCTAACCCTTTTGCCCACATTAGTATAAATTTTTTATTTTGTTGTTTTTCATAACGCGCCAACGCAGCTTCTTTTTCTCGAAGTTTCTTTGCGTCAGACTGAAACTGTAGCCAAGCATTCCACATACCAGGATCGCCTGCATAAATCATATGTTCTCTAAGCCATTCTTCTTGTTTCTTCAGCTTTTGTAGTTCCATAAAAGCTTGAAGCTCGTTACGGTTACCACCTTGTTTTGCTTTTTTGGCTATTACTGATTTACTATCAAAGTAAGAGGTTGCAGAGTCTGCTACATCAAATAACTCTTTACCATTGGTAAGAGCTTGTTTAATTACAGAAAAAGCTGCATTTGCTACAGCTATCTCCGCCAACACTAGAGCATAGTTACTAGGGTTACTATTACACCCGCCAGAAACAAAATTATGGTTCCGCCCATTTGAAGCATTCTAGCATCAATCTTTTGTAAAGTGCTGTCTATACCTGCTAGACGAGTGAAAGTAGTCTTCCACCTTTCTTCGCACTGGGCTTCGTGAACGGCCAACCCATTTGCAACAAAATCAATCTGCCGAGCAGAATCATGAAATCGTTCCGTAGTTTCTGCGTTCCAATTGACATCAGCGTTACTCTGTTCCATTCAATAATTTATCCATAAGCTTACCATAATTACCTTGCCCAAAGGGAACAGCTTCATTAATCTGTACATTGGTCTGGTTTTTGATACTGCTTCCTTCTGCTTTAGCGAGGTCGGCTTGTGCCTTAATCTCGTCAATACGCATTTTATGAGCCATCTGTAATAGATCTGCTAGGTCTTTACTAGAGTAGACGCCAGATTCCTGGGCTTCTTCTAGTTTGGACGCGATCATCTCGTCTAACAAGGCACCTATGTTATTCTTATTACGGTAGCCTAAGTCTAAGTACACAGTGTCAATGTACTTCTTTACTTCACGTTTATTTAGTACATCTACTACTTGTTGTTCCGATACCTGAAGGTATTCACATACACCGCGTATGTTGCCGTATTGTAAATAACTATTCGCTATTTCGAGTCCTTCTGGACTAATTGTAGTTAATTCTTTTGCCATGGTTCAAATTATACTCAAATAGAGGTTGGTTGTCAAGAGATATTTTTCTCAGGTTAGTCTGCTAACGGATTGTCTAGTGCTCTTTGTAGTTTTTCCGTTAGTCGTGTTTCTAGGTCTTTCATATCTCTATCCGTGTCAGATTTTAATGAGTCTCGCTTTGTTTCAAATCGGTCATTAGCATTATCAATCATTAAACGTACTTTTTCTTCGGATTCGCGTACTTTGTCTTCTACACGATCTGCTTGTTTCTCAATAGAAATAATATCATCTCGTAGCCCTGATTTAATATCTCTAGTATAGGATATTGCATCATCAAGTTTCTGTTCGATAATTTTGTTTCGTGATTCTATTTCATCTGTATCAATGTTCTGAACTACTTGCTTCATATCAGTATAGTCCGCATAAAACTCAAAAGCTGCCCAAGCACCCCCGCCAAGTGTAGATAGTGCTGTAAGCATGATCATCATCTTACCGCCTTTAAACGTCATACCTCCAATCTCAAACTCTGCCATTATTATTCCTTTGCAAACTGTATGTTCTTGAGATTAGCAATCTCTTGTTTTAATTTCATTACTTCCATGCGTTTCTTTTCAAGCTCTAACTGGTAAAGGGTATTACAGTTTATACGCTCTTTAGGTCCACCAATTGGTATAGTTATTTTTGCGTATACGCCTATATCAGTATTCTTTACAGAGGGCATAGAGGAATCATAGGGCATATTATCATAAGGACTTTGATATTGATTATCAATAAAGCCCACTACACCGAATTCCACATTAGTTGCAGAACCAATTGCATTTTGACAATCTAGCTGTCCTGCCCTAATCCTATCTGAGGCGTAGCTCTGAGGAGAACTAGGCAAATTTAGATTTAAGGAGTTTGACTCTGCGAAGACTAGATTACTCAGTAAAAGTAACGCTGTTAGTATTAGTTGCTTCATTCATCTCACTTTTTTATTTTAGAACAAATTCTCGAGGTTATTATATATGGGTTTTTTAAGCTTTTAAGTGTTTTTGACTTTGAGCAAACATAAACTACTTTACTCCTGTCTGATCTTTTTGTATAAACTTCTATAAGTTTTCTGTCTAAGTACGGTAGATTAATAAGTTTGTCTGTGCTGGCGAATGGTAGTGTATTCCAGTCTTCATCAAACACATTAATCGAGTACCAACTAATTTCTTCACGACTATTAAAAATACTCATCTCTACAACATCGACCCCTTTAATATAAGCAGGTTTTAACTCTGGATATGTAGGAGTAAACTGGTGGGCACTAGTGTGCCCTCCTAAAAGAAAAAGTAATGTAAAAATAGTTACTGAGCGATGCATTCTGCCAGTACCATTGCTGTGTAGTCTCCTGCAGGAAAGGATTTATCATAACCGTACTCTGCTTCTGAGTCTACATCAAACCATACACTTCCTGTGAGACTTAAATCAAATTCAACAGTATTATTGTAGGATACTTTGCTAGTTTCAAATGCTGACATAGCCGCATCTGAGGTTTGGCCTACAGCAACTGCTCCTGTCCAATTTACAACGTCTTCTAGTTCAGGGCTAGAGGAGAAAGAGAGAGGATAGGAAACTACTGCTTTATAGTGGTCTGCAACTAAAATATCATAACGAACAATAGGCTTTACTCCGCCAGAAGTTGCATCAGTACTTAGCTTGCTTGGGCTTGGGTTACCATAAACACCGGAAGTGTCTGTTTGAATGACACATTTACTTTCTACTGTACCTAAAATAGGTACATTTGCAAGCGCCATCATAGGCAGCGCGGCTAATAGTATTAAGGACTTGTTGGTTCTCATAAGGGTTCCATTTAAAGGGCATAAAGCCTCTGCGGTAGTATTAGTATTGGGCCTCTACCATTTCTTCATGAAGCAACTGTTGAGCCAGCCCAACTCTCTTTGCCTTCTTATTGTCTGGTAATATTCCATCTACCAGTACTACGGTATCCATATATACTCCGCCGTTTAGCGACCCAGTATAACTACGGGGTATGTAGTTCATTGCGAAAAGTGCTTGCTCTGTCACGGAAGCTTGAGCATCCATTGCGGATTCATTGAGTCCTCCAAGCATCTTCTCTAAATTTACTTTTATTTTATTGTTTCGCTGCTTACGTTCGTATTCTTCTTCTTGCTCAACCTCTGCTTTTCTTTCCATTTCTGCTAGAATTAACGCATCCTGTAATGGATCTTTAAAATCTACAGGAGGAAAAAGAGAGGCATCGTAAGGTATTCTGTATCCAGGGCATGAAGGGTCTGATTGTGGGTCAAAACAAGGATCGTATCTATAACTATAAACCACGGAAGGGTCTACTACTTGTCCGTTACCTTCAATCTGTATGGAGCCATCACCCCATGCTTCAATTGGTATATCTCCTACACCAATTACTTTGTAAATCTTGTTGCCAGGTAATCCTGACCAGTCATCCTTCTCACGAAAGATGTATCCATCTCCTGTAGCGTTCTCATTCTGAACGTAAACAACCATGTCGTCTTCTACATTTTTTACTGCTTCGTAACGATAAACTACAGTACCAACAGTAAGGCCAAGCTGCTGAGGTAAGACATTCTGCATTACCCAGTCATAGGCTGTGGTACGCGCCTGCCCATATACTTCTTCAGAGTATGAGGAGGGCGCCAAGCAAACCAAGGATACCGCCAACACTAAAGAGCGTTTGTTTGGTAGTTTCGTCCATTGCATCTTCTTCTTTCTCCTCTAGAGGTTCTTCTTCTATATGAGTTTGCCAACCTGCTTTTGCCTCTGCTCCTATCATACCATCATAAGGGCATGGCGTACCTGCCTGCATCATTGCATCAAATACACGTTTATCTTGACACATTACCGAAACCGCTGCTACTTTCATTCCCATGTCGTACAATGTCTTCGCATTCTTTAATTTCTCACAATTCATATCCCTGTGAGTAGTTCCCATCGAGATGCCTAGGATCTGGGTCTGCACTGCACCCGCAACTCCTACTGTACAAAGGTCTGAATTAGAAATATTCATCGTCGGTGTAATTGCCGACGGCGGTGGGGATTTTAACGTAGTAGTACTTGTACTATTAATGTCACTTGTAGTTGTAGAGTCTGTGACAATTGTATCGGTATTTGTAGTATCATCATCCTGAGCATATAAAGCACCAGACAATACAAGGGGTAAAATAAGTAATAATTTGTTCATATAAAGCCTATTGATATAAGTTAGTTCGGTCTTGATTATTCTTCCATTATACCAAAGGTCTTATGCAATGTCAAGAACTTTTTTAAACTAGGATGTCAAGATTGCGACCAAGTCTCTCTTCTCGGTACCCGTACTTTCGACTTATGTATCTGCCGTAATTTTTCACTAAGAAGGTTTGGTAGGCCATGTTAAAGTAGTCCAGTTCGTGGTAGGAGGGTTGTTTGTGGCGGGATAGTCTCTAAGAACTTGTCTATGGGTTGCCCACTCCACTTTTTTGTCTGAGGTGATAGGCGCATCGCCTAACTGTGTCCAATCAGACTCGTTTAGTAGTAGATTTCTATAGTTTCTTACCTTTATACTTTCCTGTCCTTGTATAACTGCTTTATTGTGTGCACTTTCTACCCAGCCTCCGCTTTCCCAAACATACCAAATCTCAGGTTGAGAACCTGTAGCTGCCCAAGCAGATCCGTTCCAGTACTCGGCGTTGCAATCATGAACAGTCTCAGATTCTAGCCAAAGAAACCCCTCTACAGTACTTCCGTGTACGGGGGTGGCTTCTCCACTTCCATATTGTTGTAGGATCACTCCGTGTTCATTTACTTTAATTTTATACATTTTATTATTCCTATAATCCTAAGCCAAAATCGGCTACAGCTAAAAAGAGATCACTGCTTAAAGTATCAAAAATAAATACTGACCCTGATCCTGCTGCTGCATTTGTAAACTTTAAACTTATATTGTTATTGCTTACCCAATTGTATCTCCAACCCCAGTACTGATAGTTTGGATAATTTCTAGTATCCACTCTTGCTAAACTTGTTCCGTCCATTCTACACCATCTCTTAGTACTTGAGGTGGAGAGACTGCCCAGTGAAGCACTTATAACTGAGTAGTTATTTGCAGACCCTGCAGGCACCGCTTTTGTCGCACTTAGTAACCCTTTTGCAGGCCTACCTCTACTGTCATAAGTTATGAAGGCAACATTAGAGCCTGAAGGCGTGTGTTTTTTATTAGGGTGTGTTTTAGCCTGTACTCCGTAGCCCCCCGTTCCTGATGTATGTGCTTTAGTTCCTGCTATACCACCCCAACCATAGGCAGGAAGTGTTACCATGATTTCAAATTGAACAGGAGTTGATCCAGAAGTCGACATAAGAATATAGGCATTTGCTATGTCGCCGCTATCAAACTGAGAGTCTGCTGGGTTGGTTAGTGTAAATATCTCTCCACCAGCAAATTGTCCACTATAAGAACTAGAGGTGGGTCGAGCATAAATAGTAGGTCTGACTGTCGTTACTTCAATCGGAGTAATTACTCTAGCAGTAGTTGAGCCTCGAATAGCTGTCATGTCTTTTGACATAGTGTAGACATAATACGCATTGTCAAAGTTTACACTATTGTCAGCGTTTATAACAGCACCATAGAGAGTCTGCGACCTGAGTACGACATGAGCACCGTTATAATTTATTCCGGCTCCGGAGTTGATTGTACGCCCGGTGCCTCCCGTATCTTGATATTTTATGCGTATTTGGTACACACTCGTAAAAGATTGTCCGGAAGTTATTATAGCATGAGTAGTAGAGGCGAGAGTTACCGCCTGGTCATACCCTAAACACCAATCAGGTATCATAAATTTTGTAGTGGGCAAGCTGTGTGAAGAGTTTACTGTACCTGTAAAAGCAGCAATCTCAACATAGTGCTCGGAGTCAAATACAGTTTTACCTGTAGAATTAAATACTTCTATACCATAAGCCATTATGAAAGATCCTTTCCTAAGATGATAACATCAAATATTTGGGTTTTTGCGTCGAAGGCAGTACAGGCACGAATCGCCCCAAACAGAGTAGTACAATTTCCAGTATACTGAAACCTTACAGTATTTGTAGACTGGTAAGTTATACTATGGCTTGAACTGCTTCCAAATAGACTAAAACCTCCTGCGTCCCTTCGAATAAATACATAGTTAGCGTCTAAGTCGGCCTGAGAGGTTAGGCCTGGTACGGTATAATCATAAGTATTTCCTGAAAGATTATTAGGCTGTAAAGTTACTGTCAGACCTTGTTCATATACATTAAATGTTTTTACAGGAGTAGACGAGTCTAGTATTAGATTTTCGTTATTATCATATAGTTCAAAGCCGTAAGCCATAAGTACTCCTTATCCTTTTTAATTAGTATAGTTGCAATTATACAACAGTTGTCAAAAATTGTCAAGAATTTTTTTCAAGTTGGTGGGTAAGGGAAATGGTTTGGGCAAGTCTTTTTTAACACCCTTTTGCTTTTCTCGATTCTCTTAATGGTATACGTGAGGGGGAGCGCAGAGCGCCTGCTTATAACCAGGTCGTCTAACCGCCCCCCTTTATATGCTTTTTTGTTCTAAAAAACATGCAGAAAAATTTTATTAATGCTTGACTCATTCGCTAATCATGCTATAATATCACCTCATTAGACAGATAAGGCAAGGCAAAATGTTTCACTCTATCATGGCAGGACTCGCAAAATTGTTTTTCTTCTCTTTGATAATTGGCGCTTTACTTTGCATTCTTTTAATGTTACAATAAATTTCAATTACTTACTACGGATATAAAATTATGACTACTACTACTACAACTGTAAACTACACTCCCGAAATGGTCGCGACTATTAGCGCGGCTCAACCTATCGACTATGCTAAGGCTCAGGCTTTGGCTTTGGAACTCGGCAAGGGCGTTCGCTCTATCATTGCAAAAGCAAAGCGCGAAGGCTTCGACTATATTAGCAAGCCTGCACCTGCTAAGAAAAAAGCCGCTGTATCTAAGGCCGATATGGTCGCGGCTATATGCGCGGCTCTGGATATGGATTCATGCGAGGGGCTAGAAAAATCGACTGGCTCGGCACTCAATAAACTAATGCAAAATATCGCTTGACACTAACAGGTTTTGCCCTGTATAATCAGGGCTTAACCACTGGAGATTTAATTATGAATATACCAACTTTTTCTGGCTATACTGGCTCTGTTATTATGGCTATCTTTGCCTTCACTATGCAACCGATGATTGCGATTGTCGGGCTTATCCTGTTGACTGTTCAGGCTGTCGATGCTAAGATGTATAACCTAGTCGCGCTTAATCTAATATCTATAGGCGGCTTTTTAACTAACTATATGGGCGCACTATAATGCAATATAAAATCTGGGATTTGGATGGTACGGTGATCGACTCAAGCCACCGATATTCGACACTGGCAAACGGTGATATTGATTTGCCAAAATGGATTGCTGATAACACTCGCGAGAATATCGAGCGCGATACACTGCTCCCACTGGCTCGGCTGATGCAGTCAAATTATGCTCACGGTGATATTGTTATAATCTGCACTGCTAGGGTGTTGGGTGTTTGGGATCACGTTTTTCTGGCTGATCATGGTATCAAGGCGCACTTTGTATTGTCTCGCGCTCTCGGTGATAACCGTGGCGATGCTGAGATGAAACGCTCCAAATTGTTGGCTCTATTTGCTGACCTCAAAATACCCTTTGCACGTTGGACTCGAAACGCTACCTTTTACGATGATAATCAGGGCGTGTTAAATATGGCAGAAAAATTTGGCATTCGTACCCGAAATGCTGTACAATTAAATTCTAAACTTCTAGAACTGAGAGCGTAAACCATGAAACATTTTTATCTGATCGTAGACACTGAAACCACCAAAAAGCAAACCGTTGCAGACTTTGGCGCGGTAATCGTAACCAAACAGGGCGAGATTGTGGAGCAGGTCGGCCACCTTGTAAACGGGCACTTTGGCAAATTCCCGCTATTCTCCGACCCACTGGCTGACCCTGACGCGTTTTGGTCTGAGCAATCTGCACAACGTAGGCTAAAGGATTATGACCAAATGGTCGAAGACGGTCACCGCTCAATTGCTGGTGTTGGCTTAATCAATCAATGGTTGGTGCGCGTCAATGCTCAATATTCGCCTGTATTGACTGCTTACAATGTTTCTTTCGATCTTGGTAAATGCCGCAATACTCGCATTAATCTTGGCATCTTTGCAGAGCGGTTTTGTCTAATGAAGGCGGCCAAGCGTAAAATTGGTGTTCTGGCAGAATATCAGCAGTTCTGTATAGAGCGCGGCCTCTTGACTGCTAAGGGACGCAAGCCACAAATGACCGCTGACGCGATGGCAAAATTTATTCTAGGCGATTCGCTAGAAGATGAGCCGCACACCGCGCTAGAAGATGCGC